GGCCAGAGTGGATCGATCGGGCTTTCTACCGTCTCCGGCCGGCTCGGGCGCCGACTACCGAGAACGACCAAGTCCCCAGTCACCGGATCGCTCGGCCGGCCCGCGGGATACCAGACCTGACCCCACTGGTAGACCGCCGGGCGCCCCTGTTCTGTCGATCGCTGGTCGATCGGGAGGTCGATGATCTCAGTCCCCTGCGAAATCGGTGATCCGCTCGAGTTCTGCATCCCGGTGCCGGCGAGCATGTAATCGACCCGCGTGGCCTCCGGGGGCCGTCGCCATCCTCCGAGCGCGGTGTCGAAGGCAACGACGAACCGCGCGCCGAAGAACCGCCGGTTGAGCGCCGCGCCCTCGGTCATGTACTGCTCGAGGAGGTCGCCCAGCAGGGCGATGAGTTCGGCGTCGCTCGCGGTTCCGTCTCGGACGTTGTGCCTGGACGTCGCGATCGCGGCCCGGATCAGGTCGTTCACCGTCGTTGCCATCTCACCACACGTCCTGAATCACGCTCACGACGGCCCGGCGCCGGCCCGTTACTTGGTCCAAGTAGCGCTCTTCGGCCTCCGACAGCCGATCCCGCAGTTCAATGAGATCCGGCCGGCGGTCCGGCTCCACTCGCCGGGCCATCACGACGGCGAGTGCAGCCACGCACGGCGCCAGCGCCTGGCCGGGCAACACGAGTTCGTCCTTCGGGCCTAGCGTATCGGGCCCGCGCGGGAAGAGATCGATCACGATCCGCGCAACGTCCTGCCAGTCCGCCGGCGTACCGAGCAAGAAGATCCGGTCTGCCCGTCGATAGGCCGCAGGCCCGCCCGGCCGGATGAACCGGTGCGGGTAATCCACGAACATCACCGGCTCCGGCCGGTAATCCCGGGAACGGTAGTAGACGGAGGCCCCGTGCACCTGCAGGCAGTCGTTCAGCGCGATCCCGGNCGAAGTCCTCCAGCGGAAGCTGGACCTCCTGCGCGACGTGCACCGCGTCGGGCTTCACGTTGTAGATCCGGCCCAGCAGTTCCTGCTGGTACCGGGCAAGGGCGCGCAGCGCCACGATATCCGGCGTCGACTGCCGGTCGAACGCCGGGTGTTCGTCGCGTGCGACGTTGACGACATCCGCAGCCAGGAGCGCCATCGCAGCCTCAACCCTTGAACTGATTCAGCAAGTGCACGACCTCATCCCGCGGCCCAGCCGCCCGGGTCTCCTCGTGCTCGAGAAGGACCGCGATCGCCTCCGGCCGCGGCGCCCCGCCCCGGAACTCCGCCTCAATCGCCGCATCCAGTAGCTCGGGATTCTGCTCGAGGATCGCCTTCAGGTCCTCGATGGCGACGGGCCCCTCGGTGAACGGGTTCACCGGATCCGTAGCGGTAGGCGGCTCGTCGTCCGCCTCCGGCTCAGCCGGCTGGCGCTCGAGGCCCGGCGACGGGTGGTCGACATGCAGTTCGCCCAGCCTCTCCTCGCAGGCGTTCAGGATGCCCTTCCGAGCGCCCTTCGGGTTCTGCTGCTCGAAGACATGGACGGCCCGGACCTCCGCAGGCGTCTGTAGCTTGACAATTCGCTCCTTCGCCCACGCGACGGAGTGGGCGTGCAGGCCTGCGACGAGCTCGGCGAGCACCGGCGAGGCGCCCGCGGCCGTGCGCGCGGAGGCCCCTCGCGTGCGCGCCGGGCCTGGATCCCCCTTACGGCTGCCGTAAACCACGCCGCTCGCGCTCGTCACTCTCTTCAGAGCCTGCTGCCGCTCGTAGGCCTCGGGGTGCAGCTTCCTTCGACCGTAAGCGGTGTGCTCTCTGGCCATTCGTCATGCTCCTTTCGGGAAGGGGACGCGCTGCAGGAAGGAGCGCGCCTTCGCGAACACGTAACGCCACAACGACCCGCCCTCCGCCTCGACGAAGTCCGCGAGCACCTGCGCCCGCCGATGGTTGCCCTCATCGAGCGAGATCGCTTGCCGGAACTCCGCGTCAGCCTCTGCCGGGCGGATGCGCCAGTTGTAGTCCCGCAGCCGGAAATCCTCGACGATCCAGCCGAACGTGACGACGTCGCCGTCGGGCGTCGCTTCGCCCAGCCGGTAGATCTGGATCGGCCGAAAGCCCTGGGCGAAGAACTGCAGCAGCTCGAACTCGCGGCCCATCTCGTGACTCACGCCCTTCATGGGGTCGAGGATGCGCAACTGGCGATGGAGCCGCTCCTGCGCGGCCGGGTTCGGCCCGCGAATCCCGAGGAGCCAGACGTTATCCTCGAGGTGCACCAGGTCGGCTTGCGGATCGATCTCGCGCAGCGCGGCGAGCGTCTCCGGCGGTGCCGTCAGTGTTCCGAGTTGCGTCGTCATGTGTTGCCCCTTCTGTCACGAGTGGGGCCTGGCCCCGCGGTGCAGGGCCAGGCGTTTCGCGGCGCGGCTTATCCGCCGCCGCCGCTGTCGGACCAGTTCTCCAGCCTCCAGCACCGCTGCGGGCTCTTGATCGCGAGCTCCGCGTGCATCGAGCCGTAGGCGTAGAACGCATCCTTGCGGCCGGTGTTGTCCACGACCTGCTTCCAGATCGATCCGGTCGTGTCGTCCCACTCCCACTCGTGGAGCACGAAGCGCCGGAACTGATCCCTCTGCAGCCCGAAGACGAGCTTCGAGGGCATCTTCCGCGCGGTGCGCAGCTCGACCGCCCGGGTGCCGCCGAAGAGGATCGTGATCCCCCGACGGCCGCCCGTGTAGGCGCGCGGGTCGTTGATCGCTCGGTCCGCCTTCAGATCCTTCCAGATCGTGTTGAAGGCGTCCTCGCTCATGATGATCGTGTCGACCCGGCCACCCCCGCGGAACCGGGCGACCTTGTCGGTCTCGATCAGCACGTCCTCGGTGAGCGGCGCCGAGCCGCCCAGGTCGTTGACGTAAGACCGGAACCAGAGGTGCTCCGTGCGGTCGATCTCCTGGAGCTTCTGGACGATATCGCCGTCGTCGACCATCCCGAGGAGCCCCATCATCTCCTTCCCGACGGAGCTGTCGGCCGCGTCGCCCTCCCAGAGGTAATCATCGTCCGCCAGCCCGTTCGGCAGCTGGTCAACGATGATCGCATCGTTGTCCCAATCGATGTCGAGCACCGTCATGACGCCGGCCCGAGGGTTGGAGCCGTCGGCGTTCGGCCCGGCGCGGAGATGCATCCCGCGCCGGAACTGCATGAGCGGCTGATCGAGACCTGCGATCCCGAACGTGGAATCGACCTTCAGCTGATCCTTGTTCGGTGTGGCCATGTTGACCCGCGCACGGATCCCGGAGCCGTCGCCGAGCGCCTGACGGTCGAGCTCGTCCGAGAGCGACTCCTTGAAGCGCGGGAACTGCTCCCGCGCCCAATTCACGAACGAGGCCTTGTCGCCCCGGATCTTCTTCAAGACCTCCGCCGTCTCCTCGATCGCGCCCATGATCTTCTTGAGCTTGATCTTGGCGTTCGCGGCCTTGGCGCCGTTCGGCACGGGGATGTAGCCGCCCTCGGCGCGGGCGCCGATGCTCCCCGGGTTCTGGTAGAGCTGCGAAGTCTCGAAGTACCGGCCCTCAGGGCCCCGGATCACCTCGCCATCGGGGAAGAGATCGAGGAGTTCCGTGTCGGTGACCACCTCCGAGATGAGGGTATCATCGAAGGTGATCTTCATCAGCGCGTCCAGGTCCGCGGTCGTGTCGGTCTGCCCGATCATGATCGGGACACCGAATGCCGCAGCCGGCACGAAGCCGAGCAGCGCGCACAGTAGCACGAACCCGAACGCGAGGAGGTTCCGCACTTTCATGCGTCCTTCTCCGTGTAGGCCGTTGCCATTCTTGCGCTTCACCGCTTGAGGCCGAGTCGTTTCTCAAGCCAGTTCATGCGCTCCTCGAACGACTGACCCTTCGGCGGCGCGAGACTCGCAGCGGGGGCGCCGGCGCCCGCGGGCGTCGTGACCGCCAACCGCTTGCGTTCCATGCGGCGCTTCAGGTCTTCCCCGGTCTGCTTCGCACGCGCGATGAGCTCCGGATCGTCTGCGGGGCGCACGGGCCGCGCATTGGAGGTCGTGTCGCGCGTCGGCTTCCGGGCGGCCTGGTCGTTGACACTCAGGCCGAATGGCTTCAGGGCGCCGAGCTGTTCCAAGAGCTCCGGCACCTGGGCCGGGTCCAGGCGCGTGCCCCGCGGCTGGCTCCTGGCCCACTGGTCCAGCTTGTAGACGGCGAAATCGAAGAACTCATTCGCCTGATCGTCCGGCATATCATCGGGCACCAGCGCCATGATCTGGTTCGCCATGTCGCGGATGTAGGCCTGGCGCTGGCGCGCGATTGCACTCTCAGACTGCAGCTGCTCCCGGCGGGCGATGCTGCGCTCCCGGGCCTCCGCCGCCACCAGACGGCGCGCCGCAGGGTCGGTTTCCCAGCCAACAACCGTCGTCAGGATGTCCTGGAACTGGTCATCCGAGAGGCGCGCGAGCACGGCCCGGGCGACCTCCGGCAGCAGCTGCGGGGAGATCCGTTCCGTGATGAACTCCGCCGGCCGCTCCCGGATCTCCTGTTCGAGCCAGGCGAGTTCCTGGCGATCGGCCTCGATCTCCATCATCGCCTCTTCGAACTGCCGCCGGCGCATCCCTTCGTTGCGCAGCTGGTTCGCCCGCTCCAGGAACTTCTGCGGGTCGATCCCCTGCGCCTCGAGCGCCTGGCGCAGTTCGGGCGTGACGCGCACCTCGAAGTCCGGATCCGTTTCCTGCCGCCCCGGGAGTCGGATCACCGGAATGGCGTCGCTCGCCTGCGCGGACGGCTGCTGGTCCGCCTCGCCAGCCGGGCCCGCCTCCTCACCCCCGTCGCCCGCCGGGGCGTCGTCACCCCCGGCCGCCGGCTCCGTCACCTGATCGGCCTCTGCGGCGGGCTGATCGCCATCCAAGATCGCCTGCATCTTCCGCTCGAACGGCGAAAACTGCGGCTGATCCGACGCCGGAACGTCCGCGCTGGCCGCCGCCTGCGTTTCCGCCGGCTGCGCCAGGGCCTCAGTCGTCACCTGCGTCGTTTCGGTCGTCTGGTCCATGTGCTCGCTCCTTACGTGGGGCCGTGCTCGTCACGGCGTCACGGATGCGGCCGGGATCGCTATCGCGGCCGGCGTTGCCTCAGGCGGCGCCTCGAATCCTGCCGGCGGCGCGGCCTCTGATGCGGCCATGGCTTCGCTTGGGGTAGCGGCCTGCTGACGGGCCGCCCGCGCTTGGGCGGCCAGCGCCTGCGCCTCGTCCATCAGCTGCCGCTCGATCAGCGCTTCCCGAAGCAGGCTCCAGTACAGCGCGCATTGCTCCTGCACGGACCGATCGGCGCGCAAGAACTCCGGCGACTTCAGGAACCGCTCGAGCACGTCGATATGCACCCGGAGGTCGTACCACGGGAAAATCGGGATCTCGAGCGCGCTGGCGCCCTGGAGCAGCCTCCCGACGTTCTGCGCGGCCGTCGAACGGTCGACCCCACCCGGACGGACCAGCCTCGACATGTGCGGGAAGCGCGCTTCCTCCAAGAACTTGTTGATCGCCTCCGGCGACGTCGGATCGCCGTAGGCGCCGTCCTTCCACAGCATGTAAGCCCGTTGCTGCCGCTCCGCCCGGGATTCCGGAAGCATCGATTCGATTTCGGGCTTGACGTTGACCTTCCCCTGCTCGAACAGCATCGGGTAAACGGTGATCGTGCGATCGATCCCGTCTTCCCCGACGATCGAAATGACCTTCTCTTGGTCGTAGATCAGGGGCAGCAGCGCGATCCAGTCTTCGGCCATCCGGCCGAGCTCGATCACCATCCGGCGCATCGTCGCCGCGATGGGGCGGTCCGCGTTAAAACGCAGCTCCTTCACGAGCTCGCCGCTGGGATCGCGCGTCGGCGGCGTGCCCTCCGTGCCGCTGATATTCCCGATCTGGTCGACTTCCGTCGCGAGGCGGTCGCTGACCTGGTAGACGTCGCTTCCAATGGCCGGCGGTGCGACGAATTCGACGACGGGTCCCCGCGACCGGCTCCGGTCGGCCAGGATCTCCTCGCCAGGGATGCCCTTGATGTCGCCCGCCTGGATCCCCGCGCTCCGGTCCACGATCCGGAGCGGGTTCGCCATCTTCGCCGCGACGTTGATCGCCTGCGCATGCAGGCGATTTCGCGTGCGGATCGGGCCGTTCAGGAACTCCTGCGGGCTCGTGCCCTGCGGCCGGCCCGGCAGGCTCACCATGTCAAAGCAGCGAATCGGCGACGTGTAGCGGAACGCAGCGGGCCGCACGCCGTCGCGAATCACCACGCCGCCGCCGGTCGTGATGAGTAGCCGCCCGCCCGGACTCTCCGGCGTGCGCTGCATGCCCGGCAAACGACTCGGCCGAAACCAGGTTTCGTAGATCGTCACGAACTCGGTGCCCGGCTCGCGCGAGTAGCCTTCCACTCGGGAATCCGCTGCGCCGAAAAGCCCGGAACCGTGGAGCAGCCGCCAGAGAATGCCGACGCTCTCCGCATCCTCTCCGCGGACGTCGGGCTCGAGCTCCATTCCGAACATCTCGTAGGCCTGAAGCGGTGTGAGCAGAGAGCGGTGCGTGTGCCAGGCCTTCCTGTGCCACGGGGTGTGCTCGCCCCACTCGCCGCGGACCTCAAGGCAGGTCAGCACGTCGACCTCGAGGCCGCCCTCGTAGATCACGTGCGGGAAGCCCGTCGGCCGGACGGCGTAGTCGTCGCCGTCCTGGACGAGCGCGGCTCGCGGGCGCCACTCGCCAGCCTCGTCCGGCCCCCACGGCACGTCGTCGACGTAGCGCTCGATCGGCTCGCCATCGGGCCCGACCAGCTGGAGCACGGCCGGCCCCCGCGCGAGGATCGGATCCCCCTTCATGGGGTCGATGCGCGACTTGAGGTAGGCTCGCCCCGAGGGGATCATCCACGCCGTCAAGCGGTCGAGCACCTCCAGCATCTCGACGTCGTACCAGAGGTGCTTGAAGAGGACGTCGGCCGTCTCGGCGAGGAGCGCGTCGATTCGGTCGGGGCCCGCCTGCCATGAGAGCACCGGCGGGTTCTCGTTCATCCTGGCGTGCAGCAGGACGAACCAGAGGAAGAGGCGGTTCAGGACGG